ATTCATTACTACCTGTTATCTGTGTTCTTATCACGTATGAGTTAGACTGGCTTATGTAATATGCTAGCATTATCTTGTCTTTATATTATAATAACAATGAATTTCGTATTAATAGTTAAATAAAAAAACCCCACTCCGAAGAGTAGGGTTAATATTTTATAGTGTTTATACCGAATGATATTATGCAGATGCTCCGTAAACTACTGTGTAGTTTGCAGTTAATCCACCTAATGCATTTGCAGTAGTACTTCCAGATAAGAATTGAGCAGGGAATTGTTCTTGTCCTGTGAAAGTTAAAGAGTATCCGTAAAGGTCTCCTAACGCTCCACCAGTTTGAATTGTTCCACCGGTCATATCGGCACCTTCTTTTTTACCTACCAAAAACGCATCACCATTGTTAGTCCAAACGATAATTTGAGGTCTACCATAAGCCATAAGCTTTAATTGAGTCGTCATTTCGTTTGTTAACTTCTTTAAGTTTAGAGTTAATTCTTGTGAAAAGAATGTAGTTCCGTTTTCTCTAGAAGTGTTAACAGTTTCAGTATATGCACTAGTTCCTTTCAATTCGTAGTAATACAAAATTGAGCCAGAAGGAACACCTGTCAACAATCCTGATGGAGTTGCTGTTTGAGCTGCTGTTTCTGCGAAAGAACCCGTAGTATAATTGATAAAGTAAACACCCTGTAAACCACCGATGCTTTCTTTACATACTTCGTTTCTTCCAAGAGTTAATGAACAAGGCATATATTAATTTTTTAGTTTTGTTATTAAAAAAGGTGGGTGTTGAGACCCACCCTTTAATTAGTTTTTATTAGTAAGCTCCGTAGTATACGATGTCTTGACCGATACCGAATTGAGTACCACCTGTGTATCTCATTACAATTCTGTAATTTTGAGAACCATCAATGTTAGCCATATCGATTACTTTTACTTCGTTGTAATCAGATAATAAACCTGTACCGAAGAATAAGTTTGATTTTTGTGCTGCTACAATTTTAGAAGAAGCCATACCAGGACACCATACGATTTCAATACCATTGAAGTTGAAAGGTTTTTCACCTACGTTCATTTGGTTGTTCCATCCGTTAGCACCGATTGCTCCACCTGCTAATGCTTGTTGGTATGCTTTTGCTACGTCAGTAGATACATACAATAATACATCAGGCTTTCCGTAAACTGTATCAGGGATAGTGTTTACTACTGAATTTAATTTGTCTAATACGTTAGCCGCAGTTACACTACCAGAGATGATAGTTGAACCACTCAATGCAGCTTTAACTGCTGTTGCACCACCTGCTGCAATTGAAGCAGAGAATGCTGTTTGGAAACCACCGAATTGACCATTAGTTGCAGTTGAACCTTGCCAGATTGAAGTTTCAGTTGCTTCTGCTACTTTACCACCTACATAAGAGATTAAGAAGTCATTGAAGTTCTTTGGAATTTCATCGAATGCAGAGAAACCTAATTGTAAAGCTTCCCATGAATCTACGAATTCTTGCTTACATAATAGTAAGTTAACTTGTAATTCTTTTGGAGTTAATACTTGCTCAGAAATAGCAACGCTACCTGAAGTTGTGAAATCACAAGAAGCATCTTGTACGATACCACTCACGTCTAATTTTTGGATAACACTTTTGTATTTTACGTTAGGCATTACTGTCACTAACTTCTTATCCAAAGTGTTTGCACTTAACAACGCTGCTGCGATGTAACCAGATGCTGCCTCACCCGCGTAGGTAGTGGTAACAGTTGGTAATGCGAAATTTTGTTTTGCTTTCATTTTTTTAATTTAAATGAGTTTGTAATAATTTTATTTATAAAGTTTAGATAAGAAAGAAGATTGTGCATCTTTTGATTTCTTACCATAATTTTTTCTGTTTAATTCAGCTGATAATTTAGTAGCTTCGTCAATTGGAGCACCATCTAATTTTGGTAACTCTTCTTCTGCCATAGCAACTTCTTCATCAACTTCTTCATCTACTGGTGGCATCATAGTCTCTTCCATTTTCATCATCTTCTTTTCCATCTCTTCGATTCTGTAAGCCATTTTCTCCATCATCTTTTTCAATTCGATTTCGATTTCAGGCTTCTCATCTTCAGGCTTTAATTCAGCATCTTCACTTTCAGGTAATTTTTCTACCTCTTCTGTTTGTTCTGCTGCTTTCAAAGTTCCTGATTTAATTTCACCTGGAACATCTGGCATCTTGTCATCTTCCGTATAAGTTCCTTCTTGCGGGATATCTTTTACTTTTTCATCAGCCATTTCTACATTCTCTCTTTCAACGATTTTACCATCTTCGGTTTTCACTTTGATTAAGTTTTCGTTACCTTCTTCGTCTTTCAACATTAAATCGTGAAATCCGTTTGGTGCTGGAGATTTAGTTCCATCTTCTGAAACTACAAATAGGTCTTCACCTACATCGAATGTTGCAGATTCAACAATTGTTCCGTCTGCTAATTTTGCATAAGTTAATTCAACTTCATCTGCTGATAAAAACTCAACAATCTTATTTAATACTTTTTTTGCGTTCATATATTTTAGTTTATATTGTAATAACAATGATTTTTTAATTTATAGTTATTTTTTATACCAAGCTTACTTGTCTCCATTGAGTTGCGTCGTAAAACCATAGTAATGATTGTGATACTGCTAACATACCAGTTGTTCCTGCAGGTAATGGGTCTAATCCACTTAATTGCATTGTTTGCGTAATAGATACTGCTCCTGTTACTGCCGTAGAACCACTTACATTAAATGTACCTTCAACGAATGTGTTAGAACCTGAATCAATTAAGAAACCAGTCTTTCTATTTGCATATGCTGTACCGGTACCTACTGCAAAAATAGTTTCAGCAGTCTTTGCTCTGTTTCCGTCAACTGCGTTGTATCTACCTGAAATTACACTACCATAAGTTGCATTGGTTGCTGGTGAAGCAAGTGATGTTGTTCCTGTTGATGTACCCGATACAATCAAAGGTCAAGTTGAGACTATTCAAGAAATGGCAATACTCAGTACAAGCGGTGGAGGTACTGGAGCACACAATAGTATCCGTGGAACTAGCAATAAAGCCCCAGGGCCTATTCCTTATATGAAGGTAATTGATTCGGCTATTGGTTATTTTAAACAATCAGGATCTCGTAAAGGAGCTCTAGCTTATTACTTAAATGTAGACCATCCAGATATTATAGAACACATCCGATTTAGAGTTCCAGGAGGTGATAGTAAACGTAGAAGTGATAACCGTACTCAGTTTCATTCTGCTGTAAATATTACTGATGAATTTATCTCTAAAGTATTTTCAAACGAAGATATTGAACTACGTTGTCCACACACAAGTAAGGTTTATGATAGTATTCCTGCAAGAAAGATTTGGGAAGATATTTTAGAAACTCGTGCTTTAACTGGAGAACCTTATCTTCTAAAGATTGACCAAGTAAATAGACTGATGCCGGAGAGTCAAAAGAAACTTGGACTTAAAATTAAAGGAAGCAATCTTTGTAGTGAGATTATTCTTCCTACAGATAATGAACGAACCTTCGTTTGTTGTTTAAGTAGCTTAAACCTCGAACGATTTGATGAATGGAAAGATACTAACATTGTTCAAGACTTAATCCGATTCCTAGATAACGTATTACAGTCTTTCATTGATAACGCTCCGGATACACTAAAGAAAGCAAAGTACAGTGCAGAGCGTGAACGAGCATTAGGTTTAGGAACACTTGGTTGGCATTCTTATTTACAGTCTAAAATGATTCCGTTTGAAGGTGGGGGTTTTAATTCCCCTGTCCAACATGTAAACGTGATTTACAAGTTAATTAAGACTAGGGCCGAAGAAGAGAGTAAGACCCTAGCTGAAGAGCGAGGTGAAGCACCCGATATGCTTGGAACAGGATTTAGAAATAGTAGGTTACTTGCCATTGCACCAAATGCCAATTCTGCCGACGTGGCTAATAGTTCACCAAGTATTGAGCCTTGGTACAGAAATATTTTTGTAAAAGATACTCGCGTTGGTAGTTATGTTATTAAAAATAAATATCTTGAAAATCTACTTAATTCAAAAGGTATGAATACTAAAGAAGTGTGGAAAGATATTCAGGATAATAAAGTCATGCTTATCTTTCATTTCAGAGAAAGACAAAAATTCATTCATAAATGCTTCGTCATCATAACCAAGGGTGTCATTCAATTGCTTATAACCAAGCATGTGAGTTACTTCCCTGTTGGCAAAAG